TACCATTACTTGGTTTTAATTTTAATTTGGTACTACGTGCACCTGTTCGTGGTTCATGAAATATTGGATAAGAAGTTTTATCAGAGCATTTTAAAAAATAAAATCCTGATACATGTTGATTCCAATGAATGTGAGCAGAATGATGTCCACCACCTTTCTTAGCAAATTCTTGTACCCATAATTCAGAAAACATAGTTGTGTATTGCTGCATATCAAAACCACACCAATCTAAAAATTCCCAAGACTTTTGACCAATATAATTTCTAAAATCTAAAAATTTATTATCATGTGTGAGAGGAGTTGAATGATAAGATCTTCCAAAATCACCATGTTTTTTAATATATTCTTTTTCCCTTTTTTTAGCATCTTTAATATATTGATTAGATGCTTGATTTAAAGATTTAACAAATTCAGGTTTTTGTTCAAACCATATTGGTGTTTTAAAATATTCTTCTATAATCATATTATTTAAATGGATATCCAAGGTTCCACATGACCAATGAATATCTTACTCCTTTCGTTACTGGTTTAACTCTATGCCATACAAATGAAGGAAATACAATAATAGAACCTTTAGGTAATATTTCTTTTGCTTGTTTCAAATGTTTAGCTTCTTCTCTCATATGAGGATCATAGTTTCTAAAGTCAAACTCTAATTCACCACCTTCATATTCAGAGCCATCTGTTAATTGACAAGTCATGGATAGTTTTCTAATTTTACCATGTTCATGAGTATTAGGTTTATCATAAGGTTTATCCCAACCATCACAATGCCAATCATAATATTGATTTAATTTATATTTTGTAAACTGACATGATTCTGATCTGTCCCAATCAAAATTCCAACCTGCTGCTCTATTAGCTTCATAAATGTATGGATGTAATTCTTTATAGATCCATGGATCATTAAGCCATACTAAATCTGAATTTCGTTTACGTTTCATATCTTTTATTTCTTGTTTAGTAAGATCCCTATCTCCATAACCACCAGTTCTTGCCATTGTTTCTGCTTGTGATAAACCATATTTAATAATGTCGTCACATATTTTTGGTGGTATAGCTGACGTAAAATACCAATAATAATTAGATATATTCATAAGTAATTGTCTGTATAAAATTCAATGAATCTTTCTGATTGTTTGAGATCACATACATATTTGTTGATGGAAACATAATGAACATGTTATCTTTTAATTCTATATCCCAAGATCTTCCTTTTCTTCTATTGTCATCATAGAATATTCGCACCATACATTTATTAGTTTTAACACCATATAATAAAGTGTAATCAGGTGAATTTCGTAAATCTACTGGATCAATATTTATTAAGGGTTGTGATATTTGATTAGGTTTATAAATATTTCCCCAAGTGTTTTTATTAACTAATTGAAAATTATATTCTACATTTACATGTTCTCTCATGTAAGTATTCAACATGTCCCAAGTTCTTGAAAATGGAAACTCTGAATCTATAAATGTTGATTGTAAAATATCGCCTGATAATTTATCTCGATCTATTTCAAAACCTTTCGGCATTGAAACATCACCATAGTATAAAGCTTGCTCTGTTAAAACTTTCTTTTGCATACCACCACCAGATATATATTAAGCTAATCTATTTGTCAAATCCCAAGATTGTCCTTCTTCATTCCATTCATAAAACCATAAATGGGTATTAGCTTGATTTTGTGAAGTTTGTTCTGCAGTTAATTCTGGTGCATCACCGATTGGTGATTTCCAAGATGCAGTTGCAATATGTTTTACCCATGAAGCGTATGGTTTTTTAGGCCAGAAGATTTGATCATCTTCATCCCAAGTATAACCAATCCCTGCATAGTTTCCTCTAAATGGAGTTCCACCGTTTTTATGTTGTCCGCCTGCTGTATTGTATGAAGTTTGAATCCACATTTGTGCAGGCCAATTATTATGTAGTTCTAAATATTGTTGACCTACTGCTTCGTCTTCAACTCCGTCAGCATTGAGCATATCTTTATTATCAAGTGTTAATACTTGAATAACTTTTCCGTTTGCTCCTAGTTTTGCAAAATGTGCCATAATTAACTCCTATTATATAATTTATTTTTTAATTAGTAAATACATTAATCTTATTGAAATTTGTATCTAATAATAACAATTCCTGAACCACCTGCAGCAGCTGAACCACCACCTTGTCTACCAACGCCACCACCTCCACCACCAGTGTTTACTGTGCCTGCTCCAGCACCACCGCCTGATGATCCACCAACACCTCCAGATGTTCCTCCAGCAGGGCTAGTTCCACCTGCTCCGCCAACAGGTCCACCGCCTCCACCACCTCCAGCGTAAGAAACTGAACTTCCTGTAATATTATTTGGTACTCCAGCTCCACCAACACCACCTGTAGGAGCAGATACTCCACCACCTGCTCCACCAGAAGCTGTTGCTCCACCACCGCCACCGCCAGTATATGTAGTAGGTCCAAAACCAGATGCTCCACCAGGATTTCCTTGAGATGGACTAACGGGAGGTGTATTTCCTGTTCCTCCAGGAGCCGATCCTCCAACACCTCCAGGGGAATCTGAATTTCCTCCTCCACCACCAGAACCTCCTGGTTCTCCTGTTCTATCTGCTAATGGTTGATATTGTGTACCAGCGCCACCTCCACCACCAGTAGATGTTATAGTTGAAAAAATTGAATTACTACCATTTGTTCCTGGATCTGTACCTCCAGCTGTACCTGCTGCTCCACCACCACCTACTGTAATTGGATAACTTGTTACAGATATTGGTAAACTAGAACCTTGCAAAGGTGCAGGGCCATGTCCAGCGGATCTATAACCGCCAGCTCCGCCTCCGCCACCACCGCCATCGTAAGAAGCACTACAATTAGTTCCACCACCTGCTCCACCAGCAACAACTAGATAGTCAACATTAGATGGTGAACTAGGTGTTCCTGCTCCTGCACATGTAACTGTAAAAGTACCTGGTGATGTAAATTTATGTATTTTATAATCTCCGCAAGTAGTTATTGTTCCACCTGTTGCTGTAATAAAAGGACTAATAATATCACTTGCTACTGCACTATCTACTGATAACCAACCTTGTGTTGCATCTACATAAACTAATAAAATAGATGTGCCTTCTATGTTAATTATAAAATTATTTGCAGAGCCTTGGATGTTAGATCCATTTCTTCCAATTGTAATATTATTTGTATCCGCAGTATTTGCATAATCAACAATTGCTACTGCATCACCTGCAGTTGGGGATGAAGGTAAAGTAACTGTGATCGCACCAGAAGTTGTATTTACGAAATATCCATTTCCTGCAACTGCCGTAAAACCTGCTGTCTTTGCAGTTGTATCCCAACTTATAGCACCTATATTTTTAAAAGTACCATTATCTATTAAAGTTGTTCCACATGAATTTATTCCCATAACATTATTTATTGGTATTTATATCTTATAATAACAATTCCTGAACCACCATTACCACCATCAGAATAGTTTGTTGGTGTTCCTCCTGCAGAACTAGCTCCACCACCACCACCTCCAGTATTAGTTGTTCCATTTGTTCCATAAGCTTCTGCTGCAGTAGGAGTAGCTGGACTATTTCTTCCACCATTTCCACCTCCACCAGATCCACCTGGACCTTTTACTGTATTACCTCCACCTCCGCCACCACCTGCGTAAGCTGTAGGCGAGCCTGAAATTGAAGTAGTTGCTCCAGCTCCGCCTGCTCCTCCAGTAGTTGGACTTGCAGCTCCACCAGCAACGGTTGCTCCACCGCCACCACCTCCTCCAGGTGCAGGATAAGGTGAAGCACAACCTCCATTATTTCCTTGAGGAGGACTTACAGGAGGAGTATTTCCAGATCCTGTATTAGCTGCTGGAGGTGTCCATGTTCCTCTTCCACCACCTGATCCACCTGGTTGACCACCAGAATTACCATAAGTTCCTGATTGACCACCACCTGTTGATGTAATTGTTGAAAAAACTGAATTAGATCCTTTACTAGCGTTAGTGGTGTTTGTATTACCTATAGGTGAAAGACAAGCTGTTTTTACTCCACCTCCACCTGCTCCAACAGTTACTGGATAAGATGAAGCTGTTACTGTAATTGCCGTTCCTCCAGGATTACCATTTAAAGGACTTGCAGTGTAACAAGAAACTGGAGATTTATATTCTCTGAAACCACCAGCACCACCTCCGCCTGCTTTAACTTCATTATGTCCTGCTGCAGCTCCACCACCACCAGCAACCACCATATAGGAAACTACATTATTAGCAGCACAAATTGCTGCGCTAGAAATACAAAATGTTCCAGGTCCTGTAAAAGTATGGATTTTACAGTTTCCAGAAGTTGTAATAGTTCCACCTGTTGCTTGAATAAAAGGTGATGTAATATCAGAAGCTTGAGATGCAGAGGTAACTAACCAACCTTTTGTTGCATCAACGTAAACTAATATTACTGATCTTCCTTCAGTATTAATTAAATAATCATTTGCTGATCCTTGAATATTAGAACCGTTTCTACCAATTGTAATGGCATTTGTGTCAGCAGTGTTTGCATAATCTTTTATACCAACAATAGCTCCTGCAGCTGGTGAACTTGGAAGTGTTACTGTAATTGCTCCAGAAGTTGTATTTACAAAATAACCATTACCACTTACAGCAGTAAACCCTGCAGTTTTAGCTGTAGTGTCCCAAGTGACCGCTCCAATATTTTGAAAAACTCCTTGGTCTAACATTGTAGTTCCGCACGATACTACTCCCATTATAAATCTCCTTCTATCTTAGATAAATTAATTTTAAACTTCTCTCCAGATATATTATTTATCATAAATATATCATCTTTTCCTTCTTGTAAAGTCCAACTACCTTTTGTACCATCTACTATATTTCCTTGATTTTTAGCTTGATTAGATAAATGTAAATCTCCAGTATATAAATTTTGCCATACTGCAGTTGAAGTTCCAAGATCATAGGTATCATCTGCACCAGGTATAATATTACCGGTTGCAGTTATTGCTCCTGAAGCTATGGTTCCTACAGTTATATTTCCTGCAGTTATATTTCCTAAATCTGCAGTAACATCTACAATATTAGTTCCATCTGAATATAAAATTTTATAACCTTTATCTGTCGTAGACCATGTAGCACCAGTTCCAGAACTTGTTTTAAAAGTAACTGTAAAAGCACCAACAGTTGCATTTTCAACCAAATATGTTTTTTCAATTCCATCAGGAATAGTTACATTAACATTACCTGCAATGGTTCCTGTTAATTTTAAAACTTGATTTTTACCATTTGATAAAGCACCATTTGAAAAAGTTAAAGATGCTCCTGAAGTAATTCCAACTGCATCATAACCACCTATAGCTTGTTCTAAAATTAATAAATTAGTATTAGTAAATTGACCCCAAGTTCCTGAATTTTCTCCAGTTGCCTGAACCGTTAATTTTAAACTTGCTGATGTCGTGTTAGCCATATTTTAGATTCCTTAAATTATACCATAATATTTCATTTATGCAGCAGTGTCAACTTCTGTCCAAGGTTGAATGGTTCCTGTATTTACTTCACTCCACATAATATTTTTAACAGTTCCTAGCGACATTGACATAGAAAGTCCAGTGATTTCAGCACTCGCATCATCTGCAGTAGCAGTACCTTCCTGCATTGTCATTTCTTGACCGGTTGTACTTACATTTACATCTGCAGTTAAAACAGCTGTACCAAGATTTGTTGTCATAGGTAAAGCTGTCAAAGTAACATTTGCATCTCCAATAACTGATGGAGCATTTTCTTGCATAGTCAATTCTTGACCAGTAACTGAAATATCTGCATTAGCAGTTATACTAACACTACCTTCAGTTATAGATAATAATTCACCTGTTAGACTAGCTATGGTATTTGCATCTAATACTAGAGTTCCTTCTGCAGCTGTTAATGCTTGCCCTGTAATATTAATATCAGCTGTTCCCGTGGTTGTTACAGAATTTAAATTAGCAGATAAAGCTTGCCCTGTTGGGAATGCAACAACCCCTGCAAAGATATCTACATCGCCTTGTGTTGCTGTTAAAGGTTGACCTGTTAAAGAAACAACGACATCAATAATAATCCCTGGACTAGTTTCTTGAATAGTAAGTTCTTGGCCAGTTACTTGTACATTAATACTAGTTGAGCCCGTAGCTGCAAAAGGGGATTCTGCAAATGCTGTAATTCCAAAGGCCATTTGCTATTAAACCTCTTCTAGTTTAAACTTATATCTTTTACCTGATTTGTTATTTAAAATATAAAGATCTTCAGCACCCTCTTGGATAGTCCAATTACCTTTAGTGCCATCAACTGCATTACCTTCAGATTTTGCTTCATTAGTTAAATGTAAGTCTCCAGTGTATAAGTTTCTCCAAACTAAACCGGATGCTCCTAAATCTTGAGCATCTGTTGTACCTGGAACTAAGTCTCCATTTGTTATTTGTACATCATTATCATTGACTTCTAACATTTCAGTTCCACCAGTAACTACTCTCCACTGGTTTAAAGCATGAAATTCTGTGTAAGTATCTGTATCTCCTAAATGAATAATTTTACTAGGTATAGATAAATCAGTTCCATCAAATGTCATGTTTGTTTCTGCATTCATAGCATCTGTGCCTGTTGCAGTTAAAACTCTATTATTAGAACCATTCGTCATGAAATCGGATACATCAACAGAAATTGCATCTGCAGCTACATCAATACCTGTTCCTGCACCAACGTCTAAATTTATAGTTCCTGAAGTAGTAACTGTTCCGCCACCAGTTAAACCAGATCCAGCAGTTACTCCTACGGAAGTTACCGTTCCTGTATTTGTAGTAAATCCAGAATCATTATTAAATCCTGAGATGTTAATATTTGCTTTTGTTAATTTCTTTTGAGCATTTACTGAATCAACAACACAGAAAAAATCTCCGTCTGCGTCTGAAGTTGAAGTTGTTAATTCTGATAAATCTACATCAATTGCATCTGCAGTAACATCAATTAAAGTTCCTGCTCCAACATTTAATGTAACGTCGCCTGTAGTTCCACCACCTGTTAAACCATTTCCTGCTGTAACACCTGTAATATCTCCAGTAGTTGGAGTTTGATATTCTAGCGCAGTTCCAGCTCCATTAACTGCAAGAACTT